TAAAAGTAGTTCTAGCTGCTGGTGCTGCGTTTACACTATTCGCTAGAAACGTATTGGTTACAGGTAATCAAATTAACAAGTTCGTTAATACTCTCGTAATTTTGAAGGGTAGTACTGCAGGAGCTATAAGTGAATTAGAAGCGTTATTTAAATTATCTAATAAATTAGGTGCTAATTTCGCTGCTGCAGCTACACCGTTTACTAAATTCGCTGCTGCTGCTGCCGGTGCGTTAGGTGACCAAGCTATTAGAAACGTATTCGAATCATTTGCTACTGTAGGTGTAGCGTTACAATTAGGTCAATCAGAAATTCAAGGCGTATTCTTAGCCTTGCAGCAGATTGCGTCTAAGGGCGTAGTTTCTATGGAAGAATTGAGATTGCAGCTCGCTGAACGTGTTCCAGGTGCTATGAGATTAGCAGCTCAGTCGATGAACATGTCTATGAGGGATTTTGAAAAGGCTGTTCAATTTAGAACAATTAATGCAGGTGATTTTTTAGAGAATTTCGCTATTAAACTTAAGGAAGTATACGGTCCTGCGGCTAAAATTGCTGCGCAGAGATTATTCGCTGATATAACGCGACTAGGTAATGCATTTACAGCATTTAAGATAGAGATATTTCAATCAGGTTTTGAGAAGGGGTTACAAGAGTTAGTTCAATCTGCCGCAAAGTTTCTCAATAATAATCCAGAACTAGCTAAAGCTTTAGGCGAGTTTTCTGAAGGAGTGTTTACTAGAGTTTCGGATTTTATAAAATCGTTATCTGCAGATAGAGTTATTAGTGTGCTGAATGCTATAATTGGTGCGTTTGAAACACTGATTAACGTGATTCAAACTCTAGCATTCCACGTTCGTAAGTTATTTGATGATGATTTTGCTGCCGCAGTAGACCAAGTATCAACTCAAACACATGATTTAGAGGCTTTAATTCGTGAAAGACAGACTTTGCGTCGTACGGGTTTAGAGGGATTTGTATTAGAAGGATTTGGTGAAAGTATTTCTGATTTACGAGCAGTTCCGGCAAATGAAATGCAGATGGAAAATGCTAGACAACGACTCGTAGGTCTAGATGAAAAGATAGAGATAGCTCGTGGTAGACTAGTCGAAGCTAGAATAGCTGCAGAGGAGTTTGGTGTATCTCTATCTAATCTACCTGCTGACCCATTTGAAAGATTTACACCTATAATAGGGCCTGAACCAACCGTTTTACCTCGTATAGAGCCTTTACCGGATAAAGGTACAGGAATATCTATACAAGATACAGCACCGCAACCGTATCAACAAACAGCTGCTATGGCGGACGCATTACAGACGGCTGAAAGACTAGGTACTATGGGTATACCAGATTTCTATAGAGAACTAGCCGAAGGCACCGTTCTTGCAGACATGTCAGAACTAGCTCGAGTTACACACGAACTTAATGGTTTGAATGAAGAACAGTGGGTAAATTTACGGAAAATAGGTAAAATGCATTTAGAGGTAGAGAGTATGCGTAATCTACCCGAACATTTGATAGATGCTGCTGAATTAAACGATTTAACTAGAGACTTGACTAAATTAACTGAAGACTATCTAATAACAGAAGATAAACGAATTAAACTAGCAAAAGAAAAAGTTAAATTAATCCAGGAAGAAGAGGATAGATTAGCATCTTTAAACTCGTTTCAAAAAGCTCTTGAACAGTCTGCTACGTCTGTTCAAAACGCGTTCATTAATATGGCTAAAAAGACGGAAGATGCGATATTAGAATTAGTAACGACAGGTAAAACTAGTTTCTCTGACCTTGCTGAATCAATAATTGCGGACCTTACACGAATAGCTATTCAAGCATTTATTACTAGATATATTATAGGACCTTTACTAGGAGGTGCTGCGGAAGCACTTGGTATCAGTCTTGGTGGAGCGTTTGCTACAGGGTCTCCTGGCGGTGCGACTACTCCACCTGCTTCTCCCCCTGCTCAACCTAAACGATCGGGTTTTCACTCAGGTGGTATTATAGGTGAATCGAGTTTATCTGATCGTAATAATTTTGGTAGATTACGAGCTAATGAGAGACCGATTATAGCATTAAAAGGTGAGGGAATATTTACGTCGGAGCAAATGAAGGCATTAGCTCCAATTTCTAAATTAGCGAATGTGTCTAAATCCGCCGGCACACAGCCGATGCAGCCGCCTGTGATTAATGTGGCTCCGGCCGAAACTAAGATAGAGATTATAAATAATACATCTGAAGAGGCTACGACTGAAACTACTAGAGGTGCAGACGGATCAGAGTTAACTCGTATAATTATTGGTACAGTTAGTCAAGATATATCTAAGAATGGTGACTTAGCCAGGATATTAAAGGGTAAGTTTGGTTTAAGAACTAAGACAGGGTTAAGATAATGGCAGTATGGCCAGGTACGTTACCGGACTTTTTTCAAGTTGGTGGATTTGTAGAGACGGGGGCGGTTAATACTATTCGCTCTACTATGGATGTAGGTCCAGATAAGTTAAGACGTAGAACTACAACGGGAATTCGTAGACATCAAGGTGATATGTGGTTGACTGAAGCACAGTACGCTCTTATGAGAACGTTTTACGAAGATACCCATGCGTTTGGGTCGTTATCATTTACTATGGACGATGCTCACGGTACTAATAGGACTTTTAGATTTATTACACCGCCTAAATATACTACAGTTGGACCGAATAATTGGAAAGTTAGACTTGATTTAGAGGAGCTAGCATAATGCCTAGAACAGTGTCATTAGCCGCTATACAAGGAGCAATGGCTCAAGAGACAGATGAGGTGTATCTAATTTTATTGGCTGTTGATCATGACGATTTACCATCTACATTAAGATTCGTTAATAATACAGTAGATGTAACGAGTAATTCAGACTTATATACAGCATTTCCATTTGACGTTACTATGCCTGACGATACAGAAGAAAAAGAACCTCTTGCAGAATTACGAATAGATAATGTTAGTAGGGAATTAATTGATGAAATTAGAACCATACAATCGCCTCCTCTAATAACACTCAGTGTAATACTGGCTTCGACTCCAGATACTATAGAGTGGGGACCTTTGGAGTTTGAAACTCAAGGGGTTACGTATACAGCCCTATCTATTATATTTAAATTGGGCTACAGTACGTTTATACGAGAACCGTTTCCGTATAGGGCGTTTGATACTATAGGTTTTCCTGGAATGTTTCAATGATAGTTGATTGGGCTGGGAAATATGTAGGACTGGATTATAGATTGGGTAGTGTTGGGCCCAAGTATTTCGATTGTTGGGGTTTAGTTGTTTGGGTATACAAACAAGAATTTAAATTAACAATTAACGAGGGAATATTTTACATGACCAAGGAAGACAGAGCTATCCTCCTTAGAGAACATATAGGTAAATGGCTTAAAATCATCAAGCCCCAGCCCGGTGATGGGATACTGTTTATGATTGGAGGTAAGATACCTCATTGCGGTATTTATGTGGGCGAAAGTAAGATGTTACACTCAGTAGACAGACGTATGTCTTGTATTGAGAATATAAACTCACCAAAATGGAAATCTCGTCTTGAAGGATATTATCGGTACAGCCCAGGTACTAGCTAAATCTAACTTGTTTACTAGTGATGTTATGGAGGCATTCGTGCCTTCGGGAATGTCTATACGTGAAATTATAGGCAATGATTTTGATAACTACGCTGTCACTTTAAACGGTGAGGTCATCACCGTGGAGGAATGGTATGTTACGACCGTAGATACGTCTGACGTACTTACTATTGTTAAGATACCGCAGGGTGATGATTCTAATGCATTTAAACGCCTTATACTAATTATAGCTGTTATAGTAATAGCATACTATCTTGGGCCGGTAGCAGCTGACGCATTTGGTGGACTTGAAGCTGCTTGGGTATCAGGTCTTTCATTCGTAGGTGTGGCCGTTGTAAATCTAGTCTTACCTCCTATAATGCCAGAAGCGGATGATAGGGCTGTAAAGAGATTAAATTCATTAACAGGTACTAGAAATGCGTTTGCGCCGTTTGAACCCATACCTATAGTATATGGTAGACATCGATTATACCCGCCTATAGCTGCTATGCCGCGTACAGAGGTTATAGGATCGGATCAATATCTGCACATGGTTTATTGTATAGGTTTAGGTGAGTACGATATAGATGCTACAACTATTAAGATAGGTGATACTCCTGCGACTAATTTTGAAGATATAGATATAAATATTACAGACTCAC